GAATCCAGCAACCCAAACAAGCCGCAGTTCGCGCAGCGCCCGCCGGTTTCCGGTGGTGACGGCCGCATCGTCACCGACTGCTAACACCCGCAACGGCAACCCGCCATGAACACCGGAGAAACCCATGCGTAACGAAACCCGCGCCCTGTTTAACGCCTACCTGCAGCAACTCGCTCAGCTGCACGGCGTGCCCGACGTCACCACCAAATTTGCTGCGGCACCAGCGGTCGCACAGACCCTGGAAAACCGCATCCAGGAGTCCAGCGAATTCCTCAAGCTGATCAACGTCTACGGCGTGACCGAGCAGATGGGCGAGAAAATCGGCCTTGGCGTCAACGGTACCATCGCTGGCACCACCGATACCGACACCAAGGACCGCGAGACACGCGATCCGAGCGCTCTGGATGACCGCGGCTACATCTGCACCCAGACAAACTTCGATACCCACCTCAAGTATTCGAAGCTGGACGCCTGGGCCAAATTCCCGGATTTCCAAAGCCGAATCCGCGACGCCATCATCAAGCTGATGGCCCTCAACCGGATCATGATCGGTTGGAACGGTACCAGCCGCGCCGCCACTTCCAACCCTGCCACTAGCCCGTTGCTGCAGGACGTCAATATTGGCTGGTTGCAAAAAATGCGCACCGAAAACGCAGCGCGCGTAATGAGTGAGGTTGTTGACGCGTCCGGCCAAATCACCATCGGCGCCTCTGCAGACTTCGAGAACATCGATGCGCTGGTGTTCGCCATGGTCAACGAGCTGCTGGAACCCTGGTATCAGGAAGATTCGCAGCTGGTGGTGGTCTGCGGTCGCAAGCTGTTGGCAGACAAGTACTTCCCGATCATCAACCAGGCGAACGCGCCGACCGAAATGATGGCTGCCGATATGGTCATCAGTCAGAAGCGCATCGGCAATCTGCCAGCGGTGCGAGTGCCGTACTTCCCGGCCAATGGGCTGATGGTCACCCGCCTGGACAACCTGTCCATCTACTGGCAAGAGGGCACCCGTCGCCGCACCGTTACCGACAATGCCAAGCGCGACCGCATTGAAAACTACGAGTCGGTCAACGAGGCGTACGTCATCGAGGACCTCGGCTGCGCAGCTCTCGCAGAAAACATCGTTCTGAGCTGAGGAGCGCGACCATGACCAATCCTTGTCGGCGTCATTTCCAACGCATCACCGCCGCGGCTGCGGCCGCAGCGGTAGCACCGATGCAGTCCATGGCCGGCGCCACTGCCTACGAACAGCAGCTGCTGCAACTCAACCAGGACCGACTGCGCCTCAAGCAGGTGCAGTCGGAGCAGGGTAAGGCTGAGCTCAAACGCTCGCTGATCCCGGCCTACACGCCTTACATCGAGGGTGTGCTGTCCGCCGGCAACGGCGCCCAGGATGACGTGCTTACCACCCTGATGGTCTGGTGCATCGATGCGGGTTTCTTCGCAAATGCGCTCGATATCGGTGCTTATGTTCTCAAGCACAACCTGAAGATGCCTGATCGATTCGCCCGCACCACCGGCTGCCTGCTGGCTGAAGAAGTGGCCAACGGTGCGCTCAAGGTGCAGAAGGCCGGCGGCGATTTTCCTCTGTACGTCCTCGAGCAGGCCCAAACCATCACCGCCGCGCATGACATGCCCGACGAAGCCCGCGCCAAGCTGCACCTGGCAACAGGCAAGGCAATGCTGGGCATGGTCGACGAGCAGCAGCTCGACGGCGAATTGCTCGAGCAAGCCAAGGCGCAACTGGCCAAGGCGATCGACCTGCACAGCAACTGCGGCGGCAAAAAAGACATGGAGCGCGTTGTGCGCCTCCAGAAGAAACACGCGGAAAGCAAGCCAACCGAACCCGGTACCGGCGAGCCAAGTGAGCCCGAGCAGCCAACGCCCAACCCGGACGAAGGCAAGCCGAACGAAGAGGGCGCACCGAGCACCGACACCGGTACCGGCGAGCCAACTGAGCCCGAGCAGCCGACGTCCGACCCTGACGAAGGCAAGCCGAGCGAAGAGGGCGCACCGAGTACCGAAACCGGTACCGGCGAGCCACCCGCTAACTGAGCGTCCCCCACGCACTCGGCGGCTCGGGGCTGATCGACAGGTTTTCTCCTTGCCTTGTCGTGACGCCCCGACCACCGCCGAACTAGGGAAGAACCCATGAGCGCATTCACCGGAACAGGCGGCAACGCCACGTCGTACCCCATCACCAACGATGGCTGGTTCCCGGACCTGGACGGCGAGCACATGCGCGCCGCGCTGCGCCTGGACGGCAGCATCACCGACGCACGCCTTGAGGTCGCGGCGGTTAACGCGCTGATCCAAGTGAATGCCGAACTCGCCGACTACCAGGCCGAGCGTGAAGCCGAAGGGCATGCCGCACTGGCCGATGTACCGGCCCGGCAGATCCAGGGCGAAAGCCAGCTGCTGCACCTCTACCGCCGCGCCATCTACTGCAGCGCCGGCGCCGAGCTGGCCGAGCGGTACCGCGACTACAGCGCCACCGGCGACGGAGCCGAGCGCGCCGAAGCCCTCACCCCGACCGCCGACGAATACCGCCGCGATGCCCGCTGGGCAATGCGCTCCATCCTCGGCCGCGTGCACACCACCGTGGAGCTCATCTGATGGCCAGCGTCCGCGCCGTCCAGGGCGACACCGTCGACGCCCTCTGCTGGCGGCACTACGGGCGCACCGCGGGAGTGGTCGAGCAGGTGCTCGACGCCAACCCCGGCCTTGCCGACCTCGGCCCGGTCATCCCCCACGGCACGCTTGTCCAGCTGCCCGAACAGGCCGTGCGCGCCGAACAACGCCAAGTGGTGAACCTATGGGACTGATCTACCTCGCCCTCTACAAGGGCCGTGGCACGCTGTTCAACCGCCTGGTCCGCCTCTGGACGCGCTCGATCTACAGCCACTGCGAGCTGGTCATGCCGGACGGCCGCTGGCTGTCCGCCTCGGCCACGGACGGCGGCGTGCGCGCCAAGCGCATCGAGCTCGACCTGGCCCACTGGGACCTGATCCCGGTGCCCTGGGCAGACGCCCGCCAGATCGAGCAGCTGTTCCGCGCCAACAAAGGCCGCGGCTATGACTGGCTCGGCCTGCTCGGCAGCCAGGTCCTGCCCATCACCCTCGACAACAAACGCCGGATGTTCTGCAGCGAGTTCTGCGCCGCCGGGCTGGGCTACCCGCTGCCGCAGCGGTACAGCCCGGCCCTGCTGGGCGAAGTCGTCCGGCACATCCACACACTCAACCTTGGACAGCGGAATGAAGCGAATGCCTGACAGACCGGAAACGTGGGTATGGCTCTCCGCCTGGATGGAGGCCAACTTCCCAGCCCTTTACGCCGGTGCGCTCGCCATGCTCATCGCCGTGTGGCGGATCATCTACAGCGGCGGCAAGCTCCGGCAGCTCGCCCTGGAGGCGCCACTGTGCGGCCTGCTCGGCGTCGGTGTCTCCTATGGCCCAGCGCTGATCGGCGCACCCCAGCAGGCCGGTGTGTTCCTCGCCTGCATGGTCGGCCTGTTCGGCGTCGAGGCCAGCCGGGCCGCGGCGAAGAAAATCATCATCAAGAAGGCGGGCGAGCTATGACCCTACGCAATGGCGATCGCGGGCTGGCCGTGCGTCGGCTGCAAACCCAGCTCAACGAGCACGGTGCCGGCCTGTACGTCGACGGTGACTTCGGCGACAACACCGAAGCCGCCGTGCGCGCCTACCAGCTCAAGGTCGGCTTGGTGGCCGATGGTGTGGCCGCGTCCAAGACCCTTTCCGCGCTGGGCGGCGCCGACACCTCTCGGCTCCTCAAGCAGAAAGACCTGCAGAAGGCCGCCGACCGTCTCGGTATCCCGCTGGCCAGCGTCATGGCCGTCAACCAGGTGGAGAGCAAGGGCGAAGGCTTCCTAACCAACGGGCGCCCGGTGATCCTCTTCGAACGGCACGTCATGTTCGCTCGCCTGCAGGCCAACGGCATGACCGAGGCCGAGGCCGACCAGCGCGCCGCGCAATATCCCGCCCTGGTCAACCGCCGCACCGGTGGCTACGCCGGCGGCACCGTAGAGCATCAGCGCCTTGCCCAAGCCAAGCAGATCCACGTCGCCTCGGCGCTGGAGTCGGCCAGCTGGGGGCTGTTCCAGATCATGGGCTACCACTGGGAGCGCCTCGGCTACCTGGACGCGCAGCACTTCGCCGACACCATGGCGCTCAGCGAGGCCGCCCAGCTCGACGCCTTCGTCTGCTTTATCGAAACCGACCCGGCGCTGCACAAGGCGCTGAAAGGGAAGAAGTGGGCCGAGTTCGCCAAGCGCTACAACGGCCCGGCCTACGCCAAAAACCTCTACGACGTGAAGCTCGCCCGAGCCTATGCCCAGTTCGCGGGCGAACAGGCCCAGGAGCAGGCCGCATGATCGACCTCGAGCAGATCCGCAAGCACAGCCCCCAGGATGGTGATGTGTTTGAGCTGCCGGCCGACACCCCCCCGCAGCTGGCCGAGCAATTCGCCGAGGCGCTGCACGTCGCGGTACCAGGCGTGCGCTGCCTGGTGCTGATCGGTGAGGTTCGCCAGATCGATGA